CAACCGCATCAGGAACACGTGACCAAGCCTATGCGGTCGGTGTTTTACCGACAGCTATCGCCGATAGCTCTTTTGGCTTTGTTGTCACCGGCGGTATTGTTTTCTTCGACACAAGCGGCCTTACAGCGGGCGAGCGTGTCCATGTGGGGATAACGGCGGGAACAACTCAAGTTGATGCGCCCTCCTATCCAAACTATGCGACAGACCTTGGCCTTTGTTTGCTTTCCTCTGCGTCAAATGGTTGCGTATATGTCGAGATCGAGCATCACGCTTTTGAGGTTTTGCGTGTTACTGGTAACAGTCACTTCGGCGCGGATGTTACGGTCGCGGGAGACCTTACTGTTTTAGGGACGCAAACCGTTGCGGATAGTAACAATATCGCAATCTCTGGCGCATTTAATTATTTAAATCGTGGCGATACTATCGGAGACACCAACACTGGTTTCTCAGGCACGGGCTTGGACGATGGCGTATTGACCGGCCACTATACCGGCACGGCATCGAATAAGGTTTATTATGTGCAGATTGATAGCTCGCACGGAAACGAAGATACCTTCAAATGGTCAAACGATAACTTTACCACAACGCTGGGATCAAACATTACCATCACGGGAAACGATCAGGCGCTTTCAGATGGTATAAGCATTAAGTTCAACGCCACGAGCGGCCATACGGTTGGTGATAAGTGGACAGGAACAGCGAACCCTACCAACGTTGACACAGGCGTATTTTCAAACCGCAACACAGGAACGAGCGGTGTGGGCTTTACCCATGTCGGTTGGTTTTTCGATGTGTCTGACGGGCAGTTTAAGTTTCTAAGCGCTTATGCCCCAAACCCAACCGGCACGATTGATCTTACGGATAGCTCAGTTGCTTACGCCACCATAAAGGCAGGAACCTTTATTGGCGCTTTAACGGGGGCAGTGACGGGGAACGTTACGGGCAACTTGACGGGTGACGTTTCTGGATCGGTAACTGGTAACGTAACGGGAAATTTGACCGGCAATGTCACGGGAGATACAGCGGGCACCCACACGGGAGCGGTGACTGGCAACGTGACCGGCAACCTAAGCGGCAACGTTACTTCGACTGGAAGCAATAGCTTCGGCACGGTTGCGCTTGGGGATTGGACAATAACAGAAGATGGCAATGGCAAGCTTTCGTTTGCACATAGCGGCACGGTCAAGATGACGGTGGATGATACGGGAACAATCGCAGTAGCGAATGACGTTCTTACGGACGAAACATTCTAAGCTAGTAGCGGAGCGCGAAGATGGCTGTAAAAATTCAAGGAACGGTTGTTATTGATGACAGCCGCAACGTGGTCAACGTAGTCAATGTAGACGGTCGCGATGTTTCCGCAGATGGTACTAAACTTGACACGGTGGAAACCAATGCAGACGTCACGGATGGCACTAATGTCGGCGCAGCGCTCACAGGGTACACCACAGAGACTTCAATCGCTTCTGGCGACATAATCCCCGTTTATGATACTTCCGCGACTGCATGGCGCAAAGCGGCGATCTCAGACGCTATTGCAGCGGGGCCAAAGGGCCAGAAGGGGCAGACTGGTGCCACTGGTGCCAAAGGTGCAAAGGGAGAAGTCGGGGCGACAGGGAGCACTGGGTCCACAGGGCAAACTGGAGCAAAGGGTGAGAAGGGCCAACAGGGCATCCAAGGCATCCAAGGCATTACGGGAAACACAGGGGCAACAGGACCAGCGGGATCAAATGGGTCTAACGGGTCCAAAGGGCAAAAGGGCGAGATTGGCGTAACTGGATCAACTGGTTCAGATGGATCAGATGGTGCAAAGGGTCAGAAGGGCGAAGTAGGTTCTCAAGGCATTCAAGGAGCCACAGGGCCAACAGGCCCGACTGGTCCAAAAGGTCAGAAGGGGCAGACGGGGAACACTGGTGCCACTGGCCCAACGGGAAGCACAGGCAGCACTGGTGCGACTGGACCCAAGGGACAAAAGGGGACAACCGGAGCCACGGGACCGCAAGGTGGAACTGGCCCGACTGGTGGAACAGGTTTAACCGGACCGACCGGACCGACGGGACCGCAAGGAGGCACTGGGCCGACAGGTCCAAAAGGTCAAAAGGGGCAGACTGGGAATGCGGGCGGCACTGGACCCACTGGACCCAAGGGGCAAAAGGGTGAGATTGGGGCTACTGGCTCAACAGGGGCGCGTGGACCGACTGGGCCTACGGGACCGCAAGGACAGAAGGGCCAAAAGGGTCAAACTGGTGCGACTGGACCCACAGGAGGCACCGGCCCGACTGGTGCGCGAGGACCAACCGGACCTACTGGACCAACGGGACAAAAAGGCCAGAAAGGTCAAACTGGGAACACCGGACCCACAGGCGGCGGTGGACCGACTGGGTCCAAGGGCCAAAAAGGACAAAAAGGACAGACGGGTGCCACGGGGCCGACTGGTGCGCGAGGCCCAACTGGCCCGACCGGTGCGCGAGGACCGACTGGCTCAAGGGGGCCAACAGGGCCAGCGGGCACACCGTCAACATCAGCGGGCACGGTAGGCTCCTATTCATGGGGCAACCACAACGCGATTGGTTATAGCGTGAAGCTTGAGTGGAACGTAACTTACACATCCACAAATGCCAGAATAGGCGGGGGCGTAAGGATGAAAAGTGCCGGAGATGGAAACGCTTCGGGATATGTAAATAATAACGTCATGTCTGGCACATGGCGTTCTATGGGGTATTCCGTCGGTGGAAGGTATGGTAATAGCTGGATGAAGGGTTGGGCGCTGATGGTGAGGGTAAGTTAATGGCTCAAATAACGATCACTGAATACAGAAACGCAGTAAAATTTGACGATACCTATATGGAGGTTGAGATAAGACACCCGACAGAGGGGTGGCTAGAATATGGCCTGACTGCAAATGACCCTGACAATACAATAAGCAACGATGACCTATTGGCTTTAATAGGCTCTAATTATCAATACGCAACTGGTGATAAATTAGAGAGTTGGCGATTGATAAAAGTTATCAGTAGGGCAGAAACTCTTTACAATGATTTGGGTATGCTTAAAGGCGGCGTGACAGAAGAACAATGGCAAGAGATTGAAGCTTATATGGTTGTTATCGTTGACGCGGTGCATGCAGAAAATTTAAATTCAAACCTTGTCATTCCACCAGTGGGGGCACCAGCATTTCTATCAAGCGTTGGGTTCAATATATCAAATTATTAAAATCTATATAGAGGTATGGATTAATGTGGGTTAGAAGGCCAAAAGTTAAATTTTACATTCAAAATGAGTTTTTGGATGTTTTACCAAAACCCAGAAGGGCAACAAAATTTATCCCATCTTGGTATAAAAGGATGCCCCGCTATATTAAAAGCACCGAAGAATTAAAGCATGGGGTGTCGCAAAGATTTGGGACAGTTAAAACTTGCGTTCCATTTCTTGATGCTATGTCGGTTGGCTACATCATGCCAATGTGGACAAATGTTAAAATTGAGATTGAAGAAACAACTTTTAACGTAGTCTATGCCTCAGCTGAAGCCGCGAGTATGCTCACAAGGGCGTGTGACGTTGGTCATAATGAGGTGCAAGAGGCTACTGCTAGTAGCATGTCTGGGCACCCGCCATCACAATTTTCAGATTTTGCTGATATTGATAGGGCTGTTTACAAGCAGGGTTATCACATAATTAAGCTTCACAGCCCTTGGGTAATTAAAACCCCGAAAGGGTGGAGCACCCTTATAAAGCCGATTGCAAATAATTTTGCAAACCCGTTAGTTCCTTTTGAGGCTATCGTAGACACGGATAGTTACAATGTGAGGATTAATTTGCCATGCTTTGTAAGGACAAATGAACCAAATTTTGAGTTGAATATGGGGCAACCTATTGCTCAAATGATACCATTTAAACGTGATGTTTTGCAGCATGATGTTTTGCCTATTACCCAAGCCGTCCAAAAAAATGTTGATAGAGACCAAAAGTTTTTGCAACTGATGGGGACAAACGCTTACAGAAAGCTTTTTTGGCATAAGTCAAAGCAACGGGTGGAGACTGAAAAATGAATGAGTGGCTTTATTTTAAATCAGCAATCAGCTCAGATATTATTGAAGAAATCACGCGCAAGGGTGTTGAGGCTGGTGTTGCGGCGGGTGGGACATTTAACGGCTCTGGCTCAGATGTAAGGAGCAGCCGTGTCTCTTGGCTTTCTAAAGACAGGCTAGTCTTAGATATGCTCTTTGATTTTGTTAATGAGGCCAATAAGCAATGGGGCATCAATATTTTTAAGCAAAGTGATATTCAATACACAGAATATCATGCTCAAGAAGGTGGCCATTATGATTGGCACCACGACATTGATTGGAGTGACCCACAGCATAGAAAGTTGTCCGTTACCGTGCAGCTATCCAGCCCTTTAGATTATGAAGGCGGCGACTTTGAATTTAAAGAAGTACAAAGCCCTGATATTGCCGCAAAGGAAAAAGGCACAGTCTTAGTTTTTCCAAGCTATTACTTGCACAAGGTTTCACCCGTAACCAAAGGCGTTAGGAAATCTTTGGTTGCTTGGTTTGAGGGGCCGAGATGGCTTTAGTTGAGGAAATTTTTTCCCATAAGCTTTACATAGAGGAAAATGTTTTAGAGCAATCCGTTTGGGAAAAGCTTAAGGAAGATGCTTTGGGTATTTACCAAAGCTCGGAAAGCAATCATTCTTTCTTGGCAGATGTTTGGTCGAACCATAACTCAAGTGATTTGATGAGCGATCCAAATTTTTTGCCCCTGATAGAAAATACATTGCGTCACGTTAATTGGTTCGCAAATTATTTTGGTGATAATATACGGCTAGATTGCACGAGCGCGTGGCTAAACGTTTATAACGGGAAGCAATATCAAGAGCAGCATACGCACCAACGCAACCACCTTAGCGCCGTTTATTTTTTGGAATGTGAAAATGATTCTGCCCCGTTGATTTTGTCGAACCCATATCAAGACCATATGCCATTTAAAGGTATCGGGGGTTCTCAGCAGATAATACCACCAAGGCAAAACGGACTTGCAATATTCCCATCTTATGTTCCGCATTTTGTCCCGCCGGTTGGCCATGCTGAAACGAGGCGAATGACTGTAGCATTTAATTTTGTTCAATGTCTTTGATCGAAAAGGTGTAAATGATGGAAGTAAAAGAATTTAATTTACTAGGCACTCGTGCTTTCCAGATTGATAATTTCTATGACAACGTTGGTTTTATCATGGACATTCTTTTGTCTGGCCCAACTAATCAGGTCATTACGGAACACCCTATGCACGGCACTGAGTTTTTCGACCTACGCCACCACAGGAAAGAGCCAGCCCTAAAAAAATATACCGATCAAGTTGTTGGTCTTTTAAACGATACAAGTTTTGAGGTTTATAAGGAAGATGGGGTCGACGTTTTAGACACCAACTTTATGCGATGGAAGAAATCAGATTGGAACAATTATGAAGAAAACTTTTGGTTCCCCCACTTAGACAACGGCTGGGTCTGTTTGGTTTACCTTAACGAAGCAGAGACCAACGGAACCAACATATACAAAGATAAGTATGGAAAAATTTATGAATATGGCGGGCGGGTTACTCAAGAAGATCGAGATCCGTGGAAGCGCAAATCTGATTTTGAATTAGTGGATTACCTTGCCCCAAAATTTAATAGAGGATTTTTGTTTGACGCATCTAAGGTTCCGCATGGCGCAGCGGTAAATGATGAAACTTATTTTTATTCAGAAGAAGAAAAGCACTATGGCAAGCACAGGTTGAACCAAGCGTTATTCTTTTTCCCATCGTGAGGGGTAAGGGTGGCCATTGTTTATCAAATTTCCCTGCATGGAGATGCATTTGACGCAAGGGGCAAGGATTGGCCGCAATTAATAGCTGAGAGCGGATGTAAGCCCGATAGAGCGTGGGTTGATCCCCTTCTGGGGCGAGGGTTGCTTAAAACGGAATTTGGGTGCTCAGTGAGCCATTTTCGTGTCTGGCAAAAGATTGCCGCTTCTGGCGTTGCGGGGATTGTCCTTGAGGAAGATGCGGTTTTTTCTTCCTTTGATGTTGCTGAGATTGATGGGATTTTGAAATCGCATGACAGTGTTTGGCTAGGCCATAGGGAAAACAGCCTTGGCTATTGGTACAACGCTCACGCTTACGCCATAACCGCAAAAACCGCATTGGAGCTTATAAAGGGCTTTTCTAATGCGGTTATTCCAGCGGATGAATGGTTGCCTTTAAAGTTAAAAAATTCTTTTA